TTCGAGAGAAAGATGAAAAATTTTATGCAGCTACTGGAAGTAAAGGGTATCGTTGGTTAGAAGCAGAAATGGTTCAAGAATTGAAAAAGGAGAAATATATTGATCATGAATATTATAAATCTTTGGTTGAAGCGGCGATTAAAGATATTTCAGAACATGGTGATTGGGAATGGTTTAGATCGGATAGTAAGGATGGACCCCCGCCGAATGATCCGATTGGCATTAACGATGATCCTCCTTGGGATATTGATATCTCCGGCGTCCCTTTCTGAGGATCGAAAAACAGAAGTCTGGATTAATGTTGGATCGGCTGGATTTGCCAGAGTTCGAGCTAAACCTAGTAAAGAAGCCGAAGAGATTTATACTTTTGAAGAAGGAACTCGAATTGAAATGCAAGGGTGGGAGATAGTTCCGGATATTAATAAGAAATTGAAACGAAGATGGGTTGGTGTTTCCACCCCAAAGGGATATGGATATATTGCTTTATGGCTTGTTAGTTTTGAAAAGCCTTGCAATGATGATGGAGAAGTTATTAGTAAGAATGGGGATTCGGTTAGAGTTCGGGATATCCCGGAAGGAGACGCTATTAAGAAACTAAAAGTCGGAACAAAAGTTCGTGTTCTTGCTTCTGTTCCTTGTTGGACAAAAATCAAATTTGGAGAAACAGTTGGTTGGATTGGTTCGGAGTTTATTAAAAGATCGGAGGGAATTTCAAATGAAGAAAGTTGAAGAATCGAACCAAATGATCCCTAATATTACGGTTCGAGATGCCCGGATTATATTCCGGAACTTTGCGGGAGCAGAAAGACAATTTAACCCACAAGGAAAACGGAATTTTGGGGTTTTGTTGGAAGAAGACATAGCAAAAACTTTATACGCGGATGGTTGGAATGTAAAATGGCTAGCTCCTCGAGACGAAGATGAACGGCCGCAAGCTTGGATGCCTGTTGAGATTAACTTTAATGCTCCTGTTGGTTCGAATATTCAGCCGCCTGTGGTTGTTATTATAAAGAACGGAGTAAAGCGTACAATTGACGAAGAAGATCTCAGTATTTTGGATTGGGCCGAGATTGAGAATGTTGATGTGACTATTCGTCCTTACACGGGTGGTCAAAAGTTTCAATGGGATGCTTCTGGTCGTCCAGGAGTTCGAGGAGTAAAAGGATTTGTGAAGCAACTATTTGTCAAAGTTCGTTTGGACGAATTGGAAGAACGATATTCTGATGTTCCCGAGGATATTCAAGGAGATTACGATGGCGGTCGAGCTTTATAATCATCAGATCGACGCAATCGAGAAGCTGCGATCCGGCTCCATTTTATGTGGTGGAGTCGGGTCCGGTAAATCTCGAACTGCCTTAGCTTATTATTTTTTGAAAGAGTGTGAAGGAAAGATTAAAATTAATGGGCAAGGCGGATATTCTCCAATGAAGAAACCGAAAGCGTTGTATATTATTACAACAGCAAGAAAGCGGGATGAGCTTGATTGGGAACGTGAGTGTATTCCGTTTTTGATTGAAGGGGTTCTGGTTGATTCATGGAACAACATTATGAAATACAAAACTGTGAAAGATGCATTTTTTATATTCGACGAGAGTCGAGTGTGTGGATCGGGTTCTTGGGTGAAATCTTTTTTAAAAATTACCCAACAGAATAAGTGGGTATTATTGAGTGCGACCCCAGGAGACACGTGGATGGATTACATTCCGGTTTTTGTCGCAAATGGATTTTACAAGAATCGGACCGAATTTCTTCGACGACATGTAGTATATAATAATTTTTCAAAATTTCCAAAAATTGATCATTATGTGGAAGTTGGGAAATTGATTCGACTTAGAGATGAAGTAATCGTCCATATGCGATTTCGACGAAATACTATTTCCCATGATCAAATTATTATTACAGATTTTAATCGAGATCTTTTCAATGCAGTGATGATCAAACGTTGGAATCCGTATGAAGAAAAACCTATAAAGGATGTTGGTGAGTTATGTTATTTAATGCGAAGAGTTGTAAACACAGATCCATCTAGACTTGAAGCTATATTTGATTTGATGAGGAAGCATTCAAAGCTTATTATTTTTTATAATTTTAATTATGAATTAGATCTTCTTTTAGGATTAGGGGAAGGACAAGATGTTCCAACTGCTCAATGGAATGGGCATAAGCACGAACCGATTCCCAATACGGAATCGTGGTTATATTTGGTTCAGTATTTTTCCGGAGCTGAGGCTTGGAATTGTATCGAAACAAATGTTATTGTGTTTTATTCTCAGAGTTATTCTTACAAGACAATGATTCAAGCTGCGGGGAGGATTGATCGATTGAATACGCCTTTTAAAGATTTATATTATTATCATCTTCGATCTAATTCAACCATCGATCTAGCAATTCAAAAAGCATTGGATAACAAGAGAACGTTCAATGAAAATCGATTTATGAATATTTAGGGTCTCGCATCAAAAACATACACTATTATGAAGGAGAAGAGAGTGTCTCATCTCTTTTTATGTTTTTGAAAGGGGGCCGCTCCAATGTTAGAGAGTCGGTTCAAAACCGATTTGAAAAGAGAACTTGAAGAGCGGTTACCAGGATGTATAATTCTTCCAGGAGATTCGAGTTGTACACAAGGTATTCCCGATATTCTAGTTCTCTACAAGAAACGCTGGGCTGCATTAGAGGGTAAGAGATCATTAACAGCTTCTAAACGTCCTAACCAGGATTATTACGTTGAGAAGATGAATGATATGTCTTTTGCCGCTTTTATTTGCCCAGAGAATAGGGTGGAAGTATTAGATGATCTTCAACAGGCACTCTCACCTAGAAGGGCAACACGCACTTCTATCCGCGTCTAAGTATCATTGGATTAATTATGATGAGGATCAATTGATAAATTTTGTTAATCGACATAAAGCTTCTCAACGTGGAACAGAGCTTCATATTTTTGCGTGCCAAGCTATTCGACTTGGGATTAAAATGCCAAAAACTCGAAGTACATTAAATTTATATGTGAATGATGGTATTGGGTTTAAAATGGAAACGGAACAAATTTTATATTATTCTGATAATTGTTTCGGGACCGCGGATACTATATCCTTTCGAAAGAATATATTAAGAATTCATGATTATAAATCTGGTGTTCGTCCTGCATCAATGAGTCAATTAGAAGTATATGCTGCTCTTTTTTGTTTAGAGTATGACGTGAAACCAATTGATATTTCTATGGAGCTTCGACTTTATCAATTAGATGATGTGGTAGTTGCTATTCCAGAACCGGAAAAGATATTTAATATAATGAATAAGATCGTGGCCTTTGACAGGAAGATAGACGAATTACGATCGGAGGGGTAATCTAAGATGTCTAAGGAACTTAAACATTATGGAATGCCTCGTCGGTCAGGACGATATCCTTGGGGGTCTGGAGAAGATCCTTATCAAAGAACTATGAGTTTTATGAGTGCTGTTCGAGAACTTCGAGCTCGGGGTTTGAATGAATTACAAATTGCTACTGGTATGGGATTGAAAACGTCGCAATTAAGAGCCAGAATCACCTTAGCAAATGCTGAGATTCGTTCTAATGAACAGCGGATTGCAATGACTTTGAAAGATAAGGGATATTCTAATTCCGCAATTGGTCGAACTATGGGAAAGAACGAGTCCTCAGTGAGAAGTCTTTTGAATCCCGTTATGCAAGAACGTGCATCAATGACCAGAGCAACTACAAATATGTTAAAAGAATCGGTTGATCGTGGTCGATATATTGACGTTGGCTTGGGAACTAATAATAATATGGGGGTTAGTCAAACAAGATTAAAAGCGGCCATTGCCGAACTTAGAGAAGAAGGATATAAATATTATCCAAATATCTTCGTCGAGCAAGTTGGAAAGCCTGGTGCTCATACTACTGTGGCTGTTTTAGGGGCTCCAGATACTACTTATAGTGAAGTGGCTAAGAATAAAACTTTAATCCAACCCGTTACTGGACGATCCGATGATATGGGTCGAACTTTTAGAGATTCAGCATTAGAACCGGTAAAATCTATATCTAGTGATACTGTTGGAATTCGATATAAATCGGATAAAGATGGTGTGATCGAACTTCGTCGGGGCGTAGACGAATTAAATCTTGGAAATTCAAGCTATGCGCAAGTTCGAATCGGAGTTGATGATACTCATTATTTAAAAGGTATGGCTGTATATTCTGATGATTTACCAAAAGGAATTAATGTGTTATTCAACACTAATAAATCGTCCGATGTTCCCATGATGAGTGAATCAGGAGAACAAGTTTTAAAGAAAATGGTAAAGCAGGAAGAGCGTATTGATCCGAATAATCCTTTCGGAGCCTCGATCAAAAGAGAAGGCCAACGTGGAGCTTTAAATGTGGTTACCGAAGAGGGAGATTGGGGCGGTTGGTCTCGGACTTTGTCTTCGCAATTATTATCAAAGCAACCTCCCGCTTTGGCTAAGCAACAACTCGATATGAATCGGGATTTGCGAAAAGAAGAGTTATCCGAGATTATGACTTTAACAAATCCGGTTATTAAAAGGAAATTACTTGATTCGTTTGCAGATGGGTGTGACGCTTCGGCCGCTCATCTTGAAGCTGCCGGTCTTCCCAGACAGAGATGGCACGTTATTCTTCCAGTAACTTCGATGAAAGACAACGAGGTATATGCTCCAAATTATAATAACGGGGAAACTGTTGTTTTAATTCGATATCCTCATGGTGGAAAGTTTGAGATTCCTCAATTAACTGTAAATAATAATCAACAGGAAGCCAAATCAATTCTTGGTAGGGCAACGGATGGAATTGGAATCAACGCTAACGTAGCAAAGAAATTATCGGGCGCAGACTTCGATGGGGATACCGTCATAGTGATTCCAAATCCTACCGGCGCTATTAAATCTTCAAGTTCGTTAAAAGGTTTGGAAAATTTTGATCCTATTGAAAAGTATAGATTACCAGAAGGCCCTGGTCTTCCGAAAGTTGGAGAAAAAGGACTACCTTTTAATAAACAAAGCGAAATGGGTAGCGTTTCTAATCTGATTACTGATATGACGATTAAGGGTGCTGGCACTGATGAAATTGCAGCTGCTGTTCGTCACTCGATGGTTGTTATTGATGCAGAAAAGCACAATCTTAATTTTCGTCAATCTCGTATCGATAATCGAATAGCTTCTTTAAAAGAAACTTATCAAGGATCTGCTAGATCTGGTGCTTCGACAATTATTTCTAAGAGTGAAGGGAGATTGGATATCCCAGAACATAAACCAGGAGCTCGAATTGGTCCTATTATTGAAAAAACGGGCTTGGCTAAGAAATTATATATAGATCCGGAAACTGGGGAAAAATTATATACCCCCACAGGGGCTACCCGAATTGATAAAAAGACCGGAAAAGAAGTATTAGTGACTACTAGTAGTGGGATTACCCCCATGGGTTTTACCCCCTCCGGAGCAATTCGTAGGGATGCGCATGAATTATCATCGGGCACCCCAATAGAAAATATATATGCCACCCATGCTAATGCATTAAAGGCCCTGGCTAACGAAGCAAGGAAAGCGTCCCTAGCAACAAAGAACATTCCATACTCTCCTTCTGCTAAGAAAACTTATGCGGCTGAGGTTGCAGTTCTTAGAGCTAAATTGAATGATGCCGAAAAGAACAAACCATTAGAAAGGCAAGCTCAAATTCTCGCTAATGCCACAATAGCTAAGAAGAAACAAGCTAACCCTGGCCTTGATGGAGCCGATCTTAAAAAGATACGAGGACAAGCCCTCAATGATGCACGACTACGGGTGGGGGCTAAGAAAAATGACATCGTCTTGACGCCGAAAGAGTGGGCCGCTATTCAAGCTGGTGCTGTAGCTCCTAATACATTGATTAAAATTATCAACAATACAGAGCTTGAAAGGGTTAAAGAACTAGCTACTCCTCGTAGTAAACAAGGAGTTAGCTCCGTTAAGG